AGGCCCGCAAGGCCATCACGATTGAAAACCCCAACCAGGGCGGCCTTGATCTCGATTAATGAGCGCCCCTGATATCGGCAGAGTGTGGTTAGACCGCGCCTATGAGTACGCCGACGACGTAAAAAGCGGTGTCATTCCCGCCTGTAAATATGTACAGCTCGCCGTCGACCGCTGGTTTGACGACATGATCAACGCCCCGGGCCGTGGCCTGCAGTTTAGCGAATACCACGCCGCCCGCTATTTTCGTTTTGTAGGGCGCTACTGTCGTCACTACGAGGGCAAATGGGCCGGCAAGAAAATTGATTTCGAGCCCTGGCAATGCTTCGCCGACGCCAACCTCTTTGGCTGGATACGCGAAGACGGCACCCGACGCTTTCGCCAGGCATACGAAGAAGTCGCCCGCAAAAACGGCAAGTCCACGCGCATTGCCGCTGCGGGTAACTACTACCTGATCGGCGACAACGAACCCGGTGCACAGGTTTACAGCGCCGCCACCAAGAAAGAGCAAGCCCGGTTAATATTTGAATCGAGCAAAGCCATGCTTGAACAGAGCGCCGAACTTCGCGGCCTTTGTGAAATACAAGAACACAAACTCATTTACCAGCGCAGCCGCTACCTACCGCTGAGCAAAGACAGTAAACGCATGGACGGTTTCAACGTTCACGCCGGGCTAGTCGACGAACTACACGCACACCCTAACTCGGGCATCTGGGACGTCATGCGCAGCGCCATGGGCGCCCGTCGCCAGCCCGTCATGCGAGCGATCACCACCGCAGGCTTCGACCAAAACAGCTACTGCTACGACCGCCGTCGCTACGCCACGCAAATACTCGAGCGCGCTTTTGACGACGACTCTTTCTTTGCCACCATTTACACCATAGACGACCCCGAAAAGTGGGACGACCCAGCAGAATGGTCCAAAGCAAACCCCAACCTCGGCGTCTCGGTATCGCTAAGCGACCTACAGGAACAATGCGACGAAGCAAAACACCTGCCCACCGCAAAAACAGAATTTCTCACCAAGCGGCTCAACATGTGGGTCTACGGTGAAACCGCCTGGATGCCCATGCAACACTGGCACCAGTGCCGCGACCCCAGCCTAAACAACTGGGACGACGCAACAGAATTTAACGGCCAGCTCTGCTACGGCGGCCTCGACCTATCCGCCGTCGAAGACATGACCACCTTTGGTCTCATCTTCCCCGGTGAAAACGGCCAACGCACCACCCTGTCACGCTCCTACCTGCCACAGGCAGCGCTAGAACGCAGGCTCAAAAAGGGCGATAAAACACTCGAGGCCTTCCGCGACAGCGGCAATCTCATCGTGCTACCCGGCCAAACCGTCGACTACAACTTTATTAAAGCCGACATTATCGCCGCCGCCGAACGCTTCGACCTACAAGGCATCGCCTTCGACCGCTGGAACAGCAGCCAACTGGTTAGCGACCTTATCGACGAAGGCATTGAATTCATCGAATTTGGCCAGGGCTACGGCAGCATGAGCGCGCCCAGCAAAGAACTGCTGCGCCTCGTGCTCAACCAACAACTTAAACACAACGACCCACTTTTAACCTGGGCTGTCAGCAACGTCGTCGTGCAAACCGACCCCGCCGGCAACATCAAGCCCGACAAGGGCAAAGTGTCCGAAAAAATAGACCCCGCCGTCGCCCTCATTATGGGCATCGCGCTGGCCATGGCCGCCGACGACGGCGAAGACTCGCAGGATTTTGTTGAGATATAAATGACCCCATTCTGGCGAAAAAAACAAGCCGCACCGGTTGAGATAAAGAACGACCTCAATCTGTCCGACATTGAAGAACTGTCCAGCGCCCTTGGCATCGTCAACAGCATGGCAGGCCCTGTCGTTAACGACAAAACCGCCATGAAGCTGGCCATTGTTTACGCCTGCACCCGCTTAATCTCTGGTGCGATCGCATCGTTACCGCTGCCCGTTTATAAGGACGGCGACGTGCGCACCAAGGCCAGCGGCCACCCGGTATCGCCGCTGCTCAACCTGCAGCCCACCGCCACCTACAGCGCCGCCCTGTTTTGGGAGCGCATGACAGCGCAAATGCTGCTACGCGGTGACGGCCATGCGCTCATCATGCGCGACGGCATGGGGCAGCCCACCGAGCTGCTGCCTATGAGGTTCGATCACGTTGAGAATATCAATGGCAGGCTGGTTTATTTCACGGAATTAGACGGCAAATGGCGCGGTTTTGACCAGGGCGAAGTGCTCCACTTCGCCGGTTTCGGCTTCAACGGCCTTAAAAGCCTGTCCGTGGTGCAGCACGCCGCACAAAACTCCGTCGGTTTGGCCCTGGTAATGGAGCAATACAGCAGCGACTTCTTTAAAAACGGCGCCCACCAAAGTCTGGCCGTTATTAAAAATGGCAAATGGGACGCAGAAGATCAGCAGCTATTCCGCGACGCCTACAGCCGCGTGTACGGCGGCACAGGCAAAGGCAGTCTGCCCCTCACCATCTCAAAAGCCCTCGAATTAAAAGAGCTCAGCGTTAACGCCAAAGACAGCCAGCTTATCGAGGCCCGCAACTTCCAAATTACCGACATTGCCCGCGCCTTCGGCCTGCCCGGCTTCATGGTCAACGACTCCGAAAAGTCGACCACCTGGGGCACCGGCATGGCCGAAATCAGCCTTGGCTTTATACGCTACACCCTGCAGCCCCACTTAAACCGCTTTCAACAAGAGCTCAACCGCAAGCTGTTCTTAAACAGCGGCTATTTTGTTGAATTCAACACAGCCGGCCTGCTGCGCGGCACCACCCAGCAGCGCTATGAAGCCTATGGCAAAGCGCTGGGCGGCTCAAACGTGCCCGGGTTTATGGCCATCAACGAAGTGCGGCGCATTGAAAACCTGCCCCCGCTTGCCAACGTCATTTACGACCAACCCTATGACCCGCGCCTGGTCATTACGGAGCAGCGCAACAATGCATAACATGCAACAACTCTTACAGCTTATCGTCGACAACAAAGACAAACCCAAGCAACTGTTCGCCGAGCTCATTGGCGACCGTGGCAGCATTTGGCTTTACGACGTCATCGACCCCTGGTGGGGCGTTAGTGCCGAAAGCATCGGCAAGGCCCTGGCCGGTTTCGACGGTAAACCCGTTGACCTTTACATCAACAGCCCCGGCGGCGATGTGTTTGAAGGCCGCGCCATGCAAACCCAGCTCAAGGCCTACGCCGGCGAAGTCACCGCCCACATTGACGGCCTCGCCGCCAGTGCCGCCACCACCGTGGCCCTGGGTGCCGACAAGCGCGTTATTGCCGACGGCGCCTTCTTTATGGTCCACAACTCGTGGACCATGGCCTTCGGCAACAAAACAGAAATTCGCAAAACCGCCGATCTGTTAGAACAAATTGACGGCGCCATCGCCAAAGACTACGCCGTCGCCACCGGTGAAGACGCCGCCACCATTACCGGCTGGATGGACGACGAAACATGGTTTGACGCACAAGCCGCCCTCGATGCCGGCTTTGCCAGCAGCATATTTACCGGTGACGACGACAAGGCCGCACAAAACCGCGCCACCTGGAACCTCTCGGCCTACAGCAATGCACCAAAAGCACTGACTGAAAAGCCCGAACCCCAACAACCAGCACCCGACCGCGCTCACATGCAGCGCTATGTCGATATGCTCAACGTTATTGGCTAGCGCTCTCGCAGCGTCCCAATAAGCCCGCATTTTGCGGGTTTTTTTTCATTAAAAAACAGGAATACATCATGCCAAAATCTATACAAACGCTGCGGGAAGAACGTGTCGACGCAGCAAAAGAGCTCCGCACCCATTACGACTCTTACGAAGGTAAAGAGTGGGACGGCGAAGCACAGAAAAAATACGACAAAATGGTTACCGGTATCGAGTCCCTTGATGGGGAAATCGAGCGTGGCCAAAAAATGCTGGATATCGCAGGGGCGCGCTTCGCCGCCCGTCAGCAAGTTGCGGGTGCGCTGGGTATTAGCACCGATCAAGCCGCTGATATTGCCCAAAAAGACAGCGCTATTTTCAAGGTATTTCTTCGTGGCGGTGCAAATGCCTTAACGATTGAACAACAGCAGCACGTCGCAGAAAAGGCCGCGCTTGTTCAAAATGCATTAAG